GTATTATGGGGATGATTCTGTGGACAATTATCGGCCAGGATTCGTTGAAGCGTCCAAGACCGTGACTGACGAGCTGGGTATGATAGCGGAGTGTGAGGTTTCGCCACCGGACCAACCGGTGACGTTCCTCGCGCGTCGTTTTCTCTGCCCGGCTTCGGTGGTCACGTCTTATTGCGACGTTAGACGAGCACTTCCGAAATTGCACCTCAGCACGCAAAGTCCCAAAACCATCACTCGTGAACTCGCTGCGGTTAACAAGGCACTTGGCTACGTAGTAACGGATTCACGTACGCCTCTAGTTGGGCATTGGGCTCGGCGCGTCACCGACATTGTTGGTACGCACCGGCTTGATCGCATGACTAGGGACGAGACGATCCGTTTCTCCAAAGCCTGGCCTCAGGATCCTAGCGATGATGATAGTCTGGCTGACGCCGTGGCCGCCGATCTTGGCCTCACGCGCGCGGAGTTAGAAGTACGGTGTGGTCGCATTTCAAGCGCCGTTGGGTTGGATGATTTCCCAGTCGTGTGGGACAACCCATTCCCCGTGAAATGCGTGGCCCTCGTGGCCGGTGATCTCAAATCACCCCCCACCGGTTCAATCAAGAGCAATCTTGTTACTTCTGCACCACGATGCCGCGTAAAAGCCGAAAGTCAGACATCTCCGTCGAGCTCGCAGTCATGTACCGCAGGCTCCGACAAATCGCTGAACAAGCGGGCCACGCCCTCCCCCAAGGGGGCGTCGCGATCCTCTGCCCCGGTCACCCGGGACCAGAAACGCCGTCCGCCCTGTTCACAGGATTCGCCGCAACCGTCGTCAGCGCCGCCGCAACGTCCAAAGCCACCGCCGACCCAGTCGGGAGCGAGCTCACGCCCGCTTCCGAAGGGGAAAGCAACCCCGGGCCAACAGACGAAGCAGCAGCGCAACAAGAGGACGACGGACGAGACAGCCCCGGCCCAAAAGAGATCTGGGTCCGGAAATCAAAGCGAGGGGGTTTCGAGCTCTCCACCCGCGCAAGCGAGTGGCAGTTCCTCCCCCGTAACACCTGCTGGAACGACCAGGAGTGCGCGTCGCCGGAGGGGAGGGGGTCGCACCGCCATAACAAGCGGTGTCCCCATTTCATCCGACAACACCACCCCATCTGTCCTGCTAAATGCAGCGACGGTTGTGCCCAGCACGAGCGCTTCTACCTAGACCACCCCGAATTCGGATGGGTTCCTTCGAGCGGGCTTGATTCCCCTGTTCGAACCGTTTGGAAACGGGCAGTCTAGGCGCTGTCTTACCTAAATGCAGTCGACTTGATCACTTTCTGGACAATGCTCACCCAAGAGCTTGATAAAATGGGCGAAATACGT